TCTTCACGTGACGGTAAATTGTCGCGGGCCGCTATCGACCCACACCGCATTATAGCACAGATGTTCTTGCTAACGCAATAGCCCTAGCGCGTCCGCTCCGGTATGGTTTGCGGCCGTCCCAGCGCCCGGTCCAGTGCCCGCAGCTCCATGATGAGCGCCTCGCGGCGGCGTTGCAGATAGACGATCCACAAGGCGGTCGTTTGGGACGTGTCCGGCGGTTTGGGCAGGATGTCCGGCGGCGGCGCTGCCGAGCAGGGCGGTTCCGCGTCAATCATATGGCCTCCACACCTTCGATACTCCCCTCGGCCGTCATGCGGCCCAGCTCTTCGCTGCACCGGCAATTGCTGAGGCAGATACGCTGCCCCGGCAATTTGTAGGCCGGGTCGCCTATCCTGAACCACTTGCCGTCCAGTGAGACACACTCCGAACAACTGTCGCGGGCGTGCCGGATGCTGCGCACCATATCAATGCCCACCGCTCGATTGGCGTGCTTGCTCTTGTAAAACGTCTCCCGCGCCGCCTGGGTGTACAACTGCGCCCGACGAGGAAGCGTGCCGTCCATTCTCTGCCGGCCGGCGGCGATGTCAGCGGCAAACCCTTTCAGGTAGCCGTACTCCTCGCGGATGATCTGCCCGGCACGGCCGTAATCCTCAGGCCGCATGTTGGCCCAGCCGCCCCGCTCCAGGGCGATGGCGTTGAGGTGGACGTTCTTGATGTGGCGCCGCATGGCCAACTCCCAGTCAGCCAGCGAGATTGACCGGCCGCGCAACGCCTCGACCACCGCCCGCGCCGGGTCATCACTATCCAGATAGCGGTCAAGCTCGCGGCGCACGACTGCGCCGGAAACATAACGGCCGGTGGCCGTGTCGCGATAGCGGCCGGTCACGCCGGCCTCAGGCAACCAGCGATAGGGCACTAGTCACTCTCCGGTGGCGTTTGGTCGGCGCGCTCCGCATTCAGCAATGCCCGGCCGCGCGGTGCCGCGCGGCCGACGCTATCGGCCTTGGCCAGCTCGATATCCTCAGGCGTGATGAGCGCCAGGATGTCCAGATCCTCGTCGGGCGTGTCCAGCGCCGGGCCGAGTGGTGTTACCTTACGCTTGCTCACGGCCGCACCCCCGTCACCGTGTCGGACTGTAGCATGGCCTCTATGTCCCCTTCCGGGTAGCCGACGAGCCGCAGCGCGCCGGGCAAGCTCGCCCCGGCGTTGACCAGCGCGGCTACCACCGTCGCGCGCCGCTCCTCATTGGCCATCTTGTCAACGCGCTCGAAGTCGGCCCAGAGCGTTTCAATGGTTTCGCCACGGGCCAGGTCACTGCCGTCGCCATAGACGGCATTCAGCTTCAGGGCGATGTACATGGCATCTTCCCAGGCGTTGCCCAGCGCCACCGCTCCGGCCGCCACCTTGGCTACGAGTTGGCTGTCATCGGCCGCTTGCGTTGCCGCCGATGCAATCTGCCCGGTGACCTGGAAATACTGCAGCGGGATGTGGGCGAGCTGTGCGATGCGAATGATATAGTCATTGATGCGCTCCCGCAGTTGGCCCAGGTCGCCCGGCGGGATGACCGTGATCGTCGGGGTTGTGCCGCCCGGCCCGGCCGGGATGTTCAAGATGCTGTTGACCTGGAATGAGATGGGGGTGCTGCTGTCCAGGGTCACGCCGGAAATAACCATCTTGCGGAAGGCGTCCGAGTCGGCCACCTCGGCCTCGTCCAGCACCGCCTTGTTGATCATCTCCTGAACCGGTATCAGGTTCTCGAGCTCGCTCTCGCCCCAGTTACCGCCGTCATCCTGCCAGCGGAAGTGCACGACGGGGATGATGCCGACGGGCCACGGGATGGGCCACGGGTCGCCGTCATTCTCCACGTAGGGCACCCAGCCGCGGCCGGAGTTGATGTATTTCTCAACGCGATCCGGCATATACAAATTGAGCCGCTGTACCGTCTGCACGCGGCCGTCGCCGTCAAACCACGATTCGGCCCAGACCTTGGACGCCATGGTCATCTCGCGCTTGAGGTTGCTCAGGTAGTGGACCTTCATCCCCTCTGTGCCGTCGAAGGCCGGCTCGTGGCTGAACACCGGCCGGTTGTTCTCGCCATCCCACTCGATGAGCAAATACGTGTCGCCGTCGCGCACGGCCGCGCGATGGACTTGCGCCTGTAGCGAATCCATGCGGCCGGACGTCCACCACTCGGCCAGTAACCCGTCGTCGCCGCCGATACCGGCCGGGCCGTCGAACCCCTCGATCGTTAGTCGCTCGACGCACAGGTCAACCGGCAGACGCAGGTAGTTAATGGACCAGTCGAATTCGTCCGTCTCCAGGTACTCGGCCTGCCGGGCCGTGAGCGGTACGCGGTGCTTGCCGTCATACCACGCCCGCAGCCGGGAGTAGTGTCGTTGCTGGGCCTCATAATCCATGGCCAGCCAACGCAGGAAAGCGATGGTGGCCGGGTTTGCGTCGCCGCGGCCGTTAGCGGCCGGAAGGACGCGAGACATTGCGTTGAGCATAATTGAATCCCCTTATTGATACCGGCTCCTGACCGGCAGCCTCTCCCGCCGCGCGAATCATCATAGCCCGCGCCATGACTGTGTCGTCATTCACCCCCGAGGGTGCGCTATAGGTACTTCGCCCTGTGTGAGGCGACACCCGTTGTTCATATGCTTCCAGTTCGCCTGTCGCCACAGGCACGTCAAGAAACTGCCACTCGACCGCTTCCAGGGCCAGCTTGAGATTCTCGATCAGCGGCGGCTTGCTCTGAGCCGTTGTCGCAAAGCCGTAGACAGGTAGAGCGGCAGCCTGCAACAGTTCCAGATTCGGCTCACCCATTGCATTCGTCTCAGCCAACGCGTACGCCACGCCCCAACGGCCGAACAGTTGCTCCGTCCGCTCTCGTTGATAGACGTAATCGACTGACTTTTCGCGGTAGAGCTCCAGTTCCACCCGGCATGTAGCGCAGCCAATCGATGTGGCGTGATAGTCCTGATGCTTGCCCCAGTCCGTTCCCGCGACAATGGTATGTGTGCCGTGGTCGGCCGGCGTGGCGCCCATCGGCGCGTTAACGCACGCCGCGATGTTCCGGAACACCGCGCCCTCGTTGTCGAGGAACTGGGCGAGGATTTCTTGACGGTAGGCGTCCTCGGTCATGTCGGCCGTGATGTCGTCCAACGCCTCCTGGCTCACATGCGGGTTGTCGTGGCTGGTGAAGTGCCACGCCGCCCAGCGGCCGCCGGTGTCACCCAGCGCCCGCACGTAGTGGGCGTGCGCGTGATTCTTTCGCTTGGGTGTGAAGATGAACACCGCGTCGCCGTTGTTGTCCAGCAACATCGGCACACCAACCTCGTTCCAGGCATCCGGGGCCATGAGGCTGTACTCGTCGAGGATGAGCAGGTCGGCATAGTCGCCGCGCAAACTGTCCGCATCCCAAGCCGTCTTGGTCTTGATCCGGCCGCCGTGGGCCATTTCGAGGATACGTCGGGATTCGTTCTTGTAGACCGTCTTGGCCGCAATGAGAGCCGCCATCGACCTGGCGCACGCATCCCAAAAAGCGTCGGTCTGGTCGGCCGTGGGTGCGGCCTCCAGTACGCGGCGGCCGTTGAGCATGGCTTCAACTGCGAGCGTGGCCGCGCCGGTCGTCTTGCCGCCGCGCCGGCCGGCGACAATGACCTTCCGCTTGGCCGGGCTACGCATGAAGGCCGCTTGCTTGGCGTGTGGGCGTGGCAGGCTAACCGTCAGTTCCATCGTCCCCGTAGACGACGCGGATGGTGACATCGTTCCCATCGGCCCCGGTTAGCTCCTGGCGCTCAACATAGCCCCTGTCCTTCATCTGCGTTTTGGCATAGAAGATGATGGCCGCGATGTTGCCGTTTTCAATTGCGTCCATGAGTTTGCTCTCAACGAAGTCGTGGCGGTCTTCGCGCAAGTCCTCCAGAGCGACGGCTACCGTTTTCCAGCGGGCCTTGTAGTTGCGAAGCGTCCGCGAATCAACCCCCAACGCGGCCGCGATCTGGGCATAGGTCGCTTTCGGGCCGGCATTCTCAATGGCGGTGATAATCTGGTCTGGCTTGACTTTAGTCCCCATTTTTATAGACCGGAAAACCGGAAACCCTGTGGCGTGTCCACTGGTCGCCCCGGACCAATAACGTTTCAAAACAAAACGCCCATGACGGCCATTATAGCACGGATGGTCTATTCAAGTAAATGAGCAAGGGTGTGAACAGAGACGGCCGGGCGGCCGCCTCTGTTCGCTTAGAAGAGAGGGAGCGCTCAGATTATAGCACGGATGGTCTAGGAGGGCAGCAAACGTTGTGATTCTGCAACAGGCGGGCTACGGCACCGGTGTCAGGTCGATGCCGGCCATAATCGCGGCGTGGCCGGTGTTGAAGTCGTGGGAATGCAGAGCGCCCAGCTCCAGGGTGAGGTTAACCAACTCCGTATCACCGCTGCTCATAAATTCTAGGAACCCGGCAACGACAGGATCGATTGACGCCAGTAGCCGCTCGTGCAGCACGGCCGCGCACTCGGGCACATCCATCGCCTCGGCTTCCCGCTGGATTGCCTGCATGTCAGCCACCACCGGGCCCAGGGCGATCCTGGGCGTACTGCCGGCCAATTCCACCGCATCCAGCCAGCGCTCATTGAGGGCATCGGCCGCGTCGAGGTAGTCGGCGGCCGTGTCGCGGCATAGCTCCGGCTCGGACGAGGTGCCGCACGCCGCCAACAAGCACACAAGCACAACGGTTCCAAGTAGGGTAAGTATGGTTCTGGTCATTGGTTGCTCCCGTTCAATCACCTGGCAATTGTGCCACAGCACCACCCTCAGGACAATACCGGCCGACTCGAACCCATGTAGAAATTCTGTTCTATTCGTGTAAAATGGATGGGCCACTTCCTTGCACGCCACGATATGACGTTATATAATCCGTAGTGAAGGGAAATGTCTATACTCGTTAATCGAGGAGGTGGTGTCTATGTCCGAAACGGGCAGTGACGGTGGGAACGTGACAACGAGTGTTCGTATGTCGCCGGAACTACTGGCGCAACTGCAAGACGCCGCCAAGCGCGAGGGACGCACGCAAAGCTGGATCATCGAAAAGGCGTTACAAGAGTACTTGGGGCGCCAAAAGGGGTCGGGCTTGCCTGATGAACTCGTGAAAGCGGTGGAGCAGTATCTGGAACGGCATCGGTAGCCGCAGAGCCGAGAAAGAAAGCGGCCGATACGCATCCCTACAAAGAACCGTATCGGCCTAAGTCGACCGCACCTTTCCAACCAAATACAGAAGTGAGTGAACACCCTTTGGCTGTTCCGGCCTGGTCTGTGGTGCCAGGTGGATTTGAACCACCGACCTAGGGCTTATGAGTCCCCCGCTCTACCACTGAGCTATGGCACCATTCGCAACCGCAAGTATAGCTACCCCCCGACCGAATGCCAAATGAAAATTCGCTGTGAAGGCGGTCGATAGCGGCTGT